AATCTCTAATCAACCCTTATATTTAACAGATGATAGTATTCAAGCTACATCTGTTACATTTAATGAAGCTGGAAGAGTATTTCAATTGTTGAGTGGGTCTGCCGGATCTATTACGACTTCAACTATCACGGATGATGCAGGTAATACTTATACTGCCGGATATACCCCTTCGGGTTCATATGGTTTATTTTTACCTGATATAGGAACTTTACTATTAAATCCTGCAGCCTTAGATTTACCCCCTACTTCAGGTGGTGTAGATTTAAATACTGATAGAACTGCTGATAATGATTCAGATAATCCTTTAAAATTATTTAATTATATAAATGGTACAGGAGCCCAAAGTTTTACTTTAAATAGCCAAGAAAATTTAACTTCAGACTATGTATTTATTAGAGCTCGTAATTCAGAATTTAATTATTCATCCAATCCTTCATTTATAAGTGGTTCTACAGGGGAAGTTATCTATACAGATTTTATTAATAATCCTACTTCTTATATAACAACTGTAGGAATGTATAATGATGAAAATGAATTATTAGCTGTAGCTAAATTATCTAAACCCCTTAAAAAAGATTTTACTAAAGAAGCTTTAATTAGGGTGAAGTTAGATTTCTAATGAATGAGTTATTTAAAATCATTAACAAGTAAGGATATAATTGTAACCCCATTTAAGGTTCACAAAGAATTTTCTGTTGGTGAATTATCTACTTATAACCCAGAAGGTGTTTTTAAGTTTATTGGTGGTAAAGTAGATTATCCTGAAGGAGGGGGTAAAATAGGTACAGGTAGTACTTCTCTTGCTTATAATTCTATTAAACAACTATATTATTCTAACTACTTAGAAAATGGAACTAATGGGTTAGTTAGTAATGTAGGTACAGCTAGTGTTAATCCTGATGATTCTATTACAGGACCTAGATATACTCCAAATTATATAAATAATATTCAATCAATAGATGATTTTAGATATTTCCCAACTTCTAGTGACAAATACATAGTAGGAGTTTCTATTCCCTCTAAATTATTTGGGGAAAATATAAAACCAGGTTCAGTATCAGTTAATAGTTTTACAGATGATGGGCAAGGAAATCTTAATAATACTAGTAATATATCTGAAGGAAATGTTTTATATCATAGTGGATTAATTGTACTTACAAATGAAGGAGAAGGTTATACTTCAAACGTTGCTAATAATTTTGACATAACTTCAGTTAATTGGGAATCAACTATTACTATATATGAAACCCAATATAAATGTACTATTAGAGCTAATGAATTTAATTATTCAGTAAATCCTAGTTTACTTACAACTTATGGTATTAATGATACTTTAAACTCGGGAAGTGCAGATTATCAAGGATTTGTAACAGGGTCAGATTTTTCTCCTTATGTTACAACAGTAGGACTTTATAATAACAATCAAGAATTATTAGCGGTTGCTAAATTAGCTCAACCCCTTCCAACCTCACAAACTACCGATACTACAATATTAATAAATTTAGATAGATGAATTGGTTATATAATGGAAAAGAAATCACAGACATATCACAATTTCCCTCAAACACATTTGGGTTTATATATGAAGTGATCACCCCCGAGGGGAAAAAATATGTGGGAAAAAAAGTTTTATACCACAATCAAAAGAAAAAACTTACTAAAGTTGAGCTTTCAGAGCAAACAGGACGTGGAAGAAGGAAAACATTTAAGATAGTTCAAAAAGAAAGTGATTGGAAAAAATATTATGGATCAAATTCCCATCTTAAAAACAAAATCAGCAAAGGAGAAGTTACGCTAGAAAGTTTGAAAAAACAAATTATTCAAACAGCTTCTAATAAAAAACATCTTACATACCTCGAAACTAAATATCTTTTCCAACTCGAAGTATTAGAAAATCCTGATTTGTATTATAATGATAACATATTAGGAAAGTTTTTCACATCAGACTTTGCTTCTTAAGTTATATTTCGTATATTTACCTTAATGGTAAATCAGTTACTAGTATCTTTAATGGATTCTGTCCTAGGGAAAGGTAAACAAACATCTAGAGGTAACCATGCTTACCACTGCCCTTTTTGTAAACACCACAAACCTAAAATGGAGGTGAATTTTACAGAAAATAAAAAGGGTCATAATCCATGGCATTGTTGGGTTTGCAATACTAGAGGTAAAACTATTCCTAATCTCCTTAAAAAAATTGAGGCGTATGATAGAATTGAGGAAGCTAAAAGATTAATTCCTCAAGGGTCATTTGTTGAAGAAACAATAATTAAAAACGATCTTCATCTTCCTAAAGAATATACTCCTTTTATTGATAACCCCACCAGTTTAATGGCTAGACATGCTTTAGCTTATTTAAAGAAAAGAGGGGTTACTATGGAAGATATGATTAAATATCATATGGGGTATTGTGAAGAAGGAGAATATAGAAATATGATTATTATCCCTTCCTATGATCATAAAGGTAACTTAAATTACTTTACAGCTCGTAGTTTTGAAAAACAACCCTTCCGTAAATATAAAAACCCATCAGTATCTCGCGATATTGTGCCGTTTGAAATGTTTATAAACTGGAATAGCCCGTTGATATTGTGTGAAGGACCATTTGATGCCATAGCCATCAAAAGAAATGCAATCCCGCTGTTAGGAAAAAATATACAAACTAACTTAATGAAGAAAATTGTTTCTTCTAAAGTCGAAAAAATATATATAGCACTCGATAGTGATGCTATTAAATCAGCTTTAAGATTCTGTGAAAAGTTCATGGATGAAGGTAAAGAAGTCCATTTATTAGAAATGGACGATAAAGATCCTAGTGAATTAGGGTTTGGACAATTTACAAAATTAATCCAAGAGTCAACTCCATTAACCTTATCAGGACTTTTGAGTAAAAAATTAGCTCTATGAGTAAATTAAAAAAACATTATGGTAGAATTTTAGAAATATCTGACGACCATAAACAAATAACCCTCCCAGATGGAAGATATTATCAACGGAATGGTGAATATTATCCTTCTGTAACTTACGTATTAAGTCATTATCCTAAAGGTAAATTTTTTGAGGATTGGCTTAAAAAAGTAGGTTATTCATCTGAATATATTGTTAAAAAAGCAAGTGAAGAGGGTACTCAAGTACATGAAATGATTGAGGATTATCTTAATGGTAAAGAATTAAAATTTTTAGAATATGGTATTCCTATGTACCCCCCACTTGTTTGGCAAATGTTTTTACGTTTTGTTGATTTTTGGGAAGAGTATAAACCTACATTAATTGAAGCTGAGGTTCATTTATTTTCAGATAAACTAAAAGTAGCAGGTACTTGTGATATGGTTTGTGAAATTAATGGTGAGTTATGGGTTATAGATTTTAAAACATCCAACCACCTCCAAACTACATATGACTTACAAACTGCCATCTATTCTCAATGCTTTGAAGAATGTTTTGGAAAGAAAGTTAATAGGACAGGTGTATTATGGTTAAAATCTTCAAAGAGAGGTCCTAAAAAAGGTATAATGCAAGGTAAGGGATGGGAAATGTATGAGTCAAAACGCACACAAGAAGAAAATTTAAACATATATGGAGCTGTAAGAACTCTATTTGATATAGAAAACCCAAACCACAAACCAGCATTCACCGAATTTCGCACCACAGCTAAAAGAGATTTGTAATATTTATAACAAATACTCTTTATGAAACTATATGATATTTTAAAAGAAATACAAGGTAAACCTAAAGCTATCATATTAGCGGGTGCTCCTGGTGCTGGTAAAGGATATATTTTAAGAGGTTTAGACTTGGGAAGTTTAAAAGTATTAAACGTAGATGACATTTATGTCCCTATGTTAAAAAAAGCTAATATAACTTTAGATTTAAAAAATGCTTCCCCTGAAGAAAGAAGTAACCAAGCTAAAGCAATGGCCGCGGCTAACAAAGAATTTAAGGGTAATTTAGCAACTACTATAGGAGGAAAAGAATCATTTATACTGGATGGTACAGGTGCATCATTAAAAGAAACATCTAAACTAAAGGATGAATTAGAAGGAGCAGGATATGAGGTATTTATGCTTTATGTTTATACTGATTTAGAACGTTCCCTAAAACAGAACCAAGATAGATTCGAAAAATCAGGAGGTGAAGATAGAAGTTTAGCCCCTGCTATAGTAATGAGAACATGGAAAAGTGTAACTCAAAATCATGCTCCTTATAAACAATTATTTGGTAACAATTTTGTATCTGTTGCTAATACTTTAGGGGATGAAAAGTTAACTGATTTAGAAGATATAGTAACTAAATATCTTACACCTTTTGATCCTAAAGGTACTAAACCCAAAACCCCTAAAGAGCAAGCTAGATCAGATGCTCGGAAAGCTAAAGATGCTGAAGAAATAAAAGCATTATTAAGTGATAAAGGAGTAAAAGATATTATAAATACTTCTGTATCGGCTGAAGAAGCACAATCTAAATTAAAATCCTTTTTAGCATGAATAGTCTAGTTGAAGCCTTAATTGAAGGTATTATAAGTGAAGATAAACAATCCAAGAAAAAAATAGTTGGAATGTTTGGTGGGGGTTTTAAACCACCTACGTCAGGCCATTTAGAGGTAGTAAAACGTGCTTTACAAGAAAATCCTGAAATGGATGCTTTAATTATATTAGTAGGTAGTGGTACACGAGATACGGTTACTCAATCTGATTCAATTGCTATTTGGAACATATATAAGAAACATCTTCCAAATAAAGTAAAGGTAATGGCCTCTCCTGATAATAAACCTCCTATTGGGGCTATATACTCTTATGCTAGGAAAAATCCCGATAAAGAAATTTATTATTTTGTGGGTGCTCGAGAGGGAAATGAGGAAGATTTTAAAGACATAGCAATTCGCACAGCATCACTTCGTAAAGGTAATCACCCTAATATTAAAGTTAAAGAAATAGTATCTAAAGGTGCAGTAAGTGGAACTAAAGCTCGAAAAGCATTATTAGCTAAAGATAAAGAAACATTCCTACAATTCCTCCCAGATATCCCTGAAGTAGATAAAATTTGGGATATACTTACAGACGTGGTTGAAGAACGTATTTCATTCAAACCCGAATTTGATGAAACAGAAGTAGAATTTATAGAGGATTTTGCAGATGATAAAATGCAACCTGATGTAGATATAGATTTATCAGGTCAACATTTTTTTGATAGATTAAATGATCCTAGAAATTATCCTGATATAGAACCTCATGAATTAGAAGATTTTTTTGAAAAGTTAGCAGATAAAAAGGATGAATTTATTGAATTCCTAAAAAAATATAAAGAAGTAGTAGCTAAAGATAAGGAAACTAATATTAATATTCCTTTTATGAAAATAGCAAATAAAGCTATAGCTAAAACTATTATGCGTAAGAAAAACTTTTTATCCCAAACACCTATTTTACCACTTGAAGAAGGTAGATATGATGCTGAAGTTACTATGATATCTCGTATGGTAGTAAATGTTTTTAAGGATACTTTTGGTAAAAAATATGAGGATAAATTTGAAGATGCTGGTGAATTACGTGATGATACTTATGACTTAGAAACATATTTTTACCCCACTCCTTTTAGTGAATTAGGCCCTATTCCTTTTATAGTAAATGCTGCAGGTGATGAAGATGGAATAGCAATCCAAGTCAACTACAACCCAGATTCATTCCCTAAAGCATATAACGAATTAATCCCAGAGCTTAAAGATGCTATAAGACATGAGCTAGAACATACGGCACAAGGGCGATTTGATAAAGGAGTTAAATCTGATGGAACAAACCAAGATGATTTACCTTTATTTGATTATCTTACTCTAGATTATGAAATCCCTGCTTTTGTTCAAGGATTATATAAAAAAGCAAAAACTAAAAAAATTACATTTACTAAAGCTTTACAAGATTTTTTAGATGAAAGGATAGAAGAATTAACCCCTGATGAAGAGGCTAAAGTTAAAAAGATTTACACAGATTATGCTAAAAAGAATTTACCTGCTGTTCAATTAGATGAAGCAGACCCCAAAAAAGGTACGGGCAAAAAACCAAAAGGATCAGGACGTAGATTATACACTGATGAAGATCCTAAAGATACAGTAGGTATTAAATTTTCTACTAAACAAGATATAGTTGATACTTTAAATAAAACTTCATTCAAAAATAAATCACATGCCCGCCAATCACAGGTTATTAATTTAATCCATCAAAGAACTAGAGCGGCATATGGTAGAGCTAAAAAACCTGAAGTTAAAAAACGTTTAAAAACTGCTTTAGATTATATTACTAAACGTAAAGAGGCTTCTAAAGCTAAAACTCAACGTTTAAAAAAACAAAAGGCAAATGAAAATATTGCCCCTAACCATGATCAAAAGTCATCTCCTTATGGTTCTGGGTATAAACCTTTAAAGGAAGAATTAGCTCCTCACATTATTTCATTAACCCAATTTATGGGCAGTAATGGTTTAAATTTAAAACCCTATCCTAAAGTTAAATTTATAGATAATGATGCTGAAAACTCACAAAATATTTTTGGAAAAACAGCATATTATGACCCTAATCAACAAATAGTAGCTTTATATACAATGGGAAGACACCCCAAAGATATATTACGTTCATACGCCCACGAATTAATTCACCACCACCAAAACTTAAATAATAAATTAGACCATAGTCAAACTACTAATACTAATGAAGATGATGCATTAGATAAAATTGAACGTGAGGCATATGAAAATGGTAATATATTATTTAGAAACTGGGAAGACTCAATAAAAAACCAATAATATGACAACACAAGAATTTATAGATGCTGTAAACGATGAGTATGATATTGAAACTCTCGAATTGATGCAAGGGTTAATTAATAAAAGATTAACATTGCTTAAGACTATGGCAGATGCAGTCTCTAGAAAACAAATAAAAGGCTTTAAAAGATGAATGATAATGTTTTAAAAAAAGAATTCTCTAAAAAAGATGTACAACGTGCCCGTAACCTAGTTACAGGAGATACAGGAGCACGTACAACTGAAGGAATAGGTTATACTAAAAAACACGAACATCACGAAGAAGGTGAAGTTTGGGAAGAAAATGGTAGAAAGTGGACCATCAAAAATGGTATAAAACAAAATATTACCAAAATGGACAAATTTAAAAAAATGGGTAAAATGCCCTTGTTTTGCCCTGAATGTAATATTTTAATGAAGAAGGAATTAGATAAAAAAGTATACCCTGCTTACCAGAAATGTTTTGATTGTATTATAGATTATGAAGCTGAATTAGTAAGACAAGGTACTTCTGAAGAATATTTTAAAGAGTTACGTAATAATCACATTCAATCAACAATAGATAGTTATAAATCTTTTGTAAAAGATAAAATAAAAGAATCTAATAATAATTTTGTTACTGAAGCAGGAGATGTAGAAAATTGGAGGGGAGGTAAAAGTAAAGAACAAGTAGAACAAGAACTTCAAGAAGGATTAGAATTTCTTGAAAACTTAAAGGTTAAATAATTTTACATATTTATCGGCAACATGGCTCTCCAAGAAAAAAAAATTGAAGTAGATGATAAAACATTGTTTCAAGTAGATTTAGGACATCTCCTAGATAAACATGTTGTTAAAGAAACAATTAAATCTGTTCTTTCTGAAAAAAAGAAAAAACGTGATAGATGTCTTCGCATAGCAGATCGCAAATTTAAAAAAGCATCTGCATATAAAAGTGGAGCTGTTGTTAGATGCCGTAAAGGTAATATTTGGAAAGGTTTAAAAGAAGAACAAATAACAATACAAGAAATTGTTGATATCCTTTTAGAAAAAGAAAGCCTTAACAAATGGTTTAAACGCTCAGGAGCTAAAGGTAAAGAAGGAGGATGGGTTGATTGTAATGCTCCTGATGGTAAAGGGGGGTATAAAACTTGTGGTAGAAAAAAAGGTGAAAAACGTGCTAAGTACCCTGCATGTAAACCCACACCATCAAAATGTAAAGATAAAGGTAAGGGTAAAACATGGGGTAAAAAAGCCGCTAAATCTAAAAAATAATAAAATGAAAAGATCTGAATTTAAAGAATATTTAAAGACTGAAATTCTAAAAATGAATGAAGCTAGCATAGAAGTAGATAGTGCTGAAAAAGCTGCTGAAGTAGCTAAAGAAGTTCCCAATGCTAACATAAAAGTAACTGAATTTAAAAAATATCTTCGTAATGAAATTTTAGCTGAAATTGCAGAACAAGAAGAGGAAGAAAATGTTGGATTAGAAGATCTTGATGGAGAAGAAGAAATTGAAGCTACCATTGATGAACCTGTAGTAGATAAAGCTTTAACATTAGATGATATAGGTGATACTCTAATTAAATTAGCCAGACAAGCTAAAGATGTAGACGAAAGGGAATTAGCTAACCAAATCCTTAATTCTGCTAAATTTGCTAAGAAAACTGAATTTAAAAAGGTAGAAAAAGACGCTGGTATAGGAGACGAAGAGGTATAATGGCTAAAAAGAAAACCAAATTAGAAAAGATGTCTAAAAAAGAAAGGACATCATTAGCGTATGCCCTATCTACTAATTTGGCTAAACATGGTAAACCTCAAACACCCAAAAATGAACGAAAGCTTACTAAGGGTGAAATAAATAAAAAAGAAAAACACATGGGTGAGTTTAAAAAGGCTTTTGATTTAGAAGAAAGCATCTTAATGGCTTTAGCACAACAGGCAATGAAAAATAGAGGAGTAACACCCCGCACTGCTCGTAGAACAACCCAAGATGAACTTGAACCAGGGTACAATTTTTATACCGGAAAAACAGAACCTGTTAATAAGGTAAAAGAGGAATTAAAAAACCCCAAAAAAGCTGATTTAAATAAAGATGGTAAACTTTCTTCTTATGAAGAAAAAAGAGGAGCAGCTATCGAAAAAGCTACAACTAGTGAACACCACCTTAAAGGAAACCCAAATGCTAAGTATGTAGCAGTTTATGGTGGTAGTGGTTGGTTTGATGTTTGGGAAGGTGAACCATTTGATCAAACTGGTGAAAAAGGTGTTCTTGTAGGTAAATTTGGCACTGAAAAAGATGCTGTAGAGTATGCAAATACTAAAAATGCTGAACAAGGAAAATTAAATGAAGCCCCAGGATCTACATTAACCCTATCTAAATCGGATATGGAAAAATTACATAAAGATAAGGAAATAGAAATAGAGGGTCATAAAATCTTGTTTAAGGAAGCAATGGATATTAATGATCCTATTTTAGTTAAGCAAAGAGCAGATAAAATGAAGCGTGAAAAAGAAGCTAATGCTCCTAAATCTAAACCTAAAAAATCTATTAATCCTAATTATAAAGCAATTAAAAATGCTTCTAAAATTAAATTTTTAGAAAAAGAAAAAGCCCAATTAATGAGGGATATGGAGCAGGAAGCAGAACCAGAAGGAGGACCAATTGCAGATAGATATGGGGCCCAATTAAATCGTATTGATAAGGCTATTGAAAAATTAAGAAGATAATGCAAAAGTCTGAATTTATAGCAAAAATAAAAACCCTTGCCAAAAAGGTATATGCTGAAAAAGCTAACCCAATGACCCCACCTGAGGATATTGAAATTAGCCCCTTCCCAGTACTAGATCAATTTCCTCCCTTAAAATCCATAATGGATGATTTATTTGATTTTCAATATGAACCTTTTGTAAAAGATATAGAATGGGTTTCTCCACGCCCTACAACTTTTAGGGTTATGCTTGTAAATGGGGCTGATTTTTATTTAGTTTACGAAGGTAAAGATGATGATAAAGGACTATTTATAGCTCAAGTCTCAGGTAAAAAATATTGGTTAGAATCTTTACCTGAAGAACAACAAGCATCAGATGCTATTGCCCGTCTTTTAAGATATAATTATGCTAATACTGGTAAATCCGCTAATACAGAAAATGAAGAATTAGAAGATACTCTTGGGGGAGGCATAGGAGGTACAGAAGAATTATCAGTAGATGATACTATAAATGATGATGGAGTACCAGCAACTGTAGATGATTTATAATGAATATAATAGAACAATTTTTACGTAAAGTTTCATATAAATTTCCTAAAGGGTATCCTGACATTAATGACGCTCAGGATATGCTTATGTTAGAAGGAATATTAAAAGAAATGGGTATACCTTTATTAGAAGTTACTCAAGAATATGATGCTAGAATTAAACAAGTTTTAGGTATCGATACCATCCCCCAATGTCAAACAAAAGTTGAGGTTGGAAAGAATTTTGCTCTTAAAGGCAAAGATTTAGAAGTTTGGGAACAATTATTTCCTTCTTTACCATTAAAAAAAGATGGTAAAACACCCACAGCGGGTGCTGGTAAAGGAGAAATTTCTACATATTGGGTTTACCAACACAATAAATCTCCTATAGAAACTTCTGATGGTAGAGGTGGTCAAGATCCTGACTTACTGATAGGAGGATTGGGGGTTGAAATTAAATCTTACGATTCTTCTGCTATCACATTAGGTAAATTTGCTGGTGATAAAAGTAGTGTTGGGTTACTAAACCAAGTATTAGGCGTTTTATCCCTCTTTTCAAAGGATGAAATCAGAGCTAACACAGGTAACTTTAAAGGATCAGACTTGCTAGCAGGATTTAAAGTAATCTCTGGACTACTTTCAGCAGATGAATTAAAAAATTTAACTGCAACCCAACCATTTTTAAGTAAAATTAAAGTATTATATAGTAACTTAGGTCTTCCACAAGATGCCACAGCAGAACAAGCAGTTACTGCCTTGTTAAGAAAAGCTCTTTGGACTAAATTATCTAAAAAACCTAATTTAGATAAACCTGTTGGGTATATACTTAATGTGTCTGCTGATGGTAAAGGCACCTACTATAAAATAACAGAAGATAGTATTAAATCCCTCCCCGATGATAAAATTATAAATGGAGTAGAAGTTAAGTCTTCTGAAATAATTCTAAAAACCAAAATACTTTTCTAATATGTTACACCAATTTATACACGAAGCACTAAAAGGATATAAAGCCCCTAAAAAATCATGTTCATGTGGGTGTGGCGGTTGTGATTCAACACCTAAACTTGCATTATTGGAGACTAAAGCGCCTATAAGCGAAGGTCTACGATATCACATCGATAATGACATTTCATTGCAGGAGAATGTATTTAGAATAGGATCTAAAAAATATTTACAATTATTTGCTGAAGCTCGTATGTTAAATGAGTGGGGTACTATTAGCCTAGATGAAAATAGTAAATTCCTTATTGAAAATACTGATATTGGTAAATTTGGGATTTATGAAGATAAAAAAGTCCCACTTGATTTACCTGCTGTAAATGAAGAAGAATTAGACGAAGCTAAAAAGAAAAAGAAAAAAGAAAAAAAGGATCCACCTATTGGAAAACCAAAACGTGGTGGTTCAAAAGCATATTATGTTTATGTAAGGGATCCTAAAACTAAAAAGGTTAAAAAAGTTTCATTTGGATCTGGAGGATTAAGAGCCAAAATCAGAAACCCTAAAGCAAGAGCAGCATTTGCAGCTCGCCACAACTGCAAGAACAAAAAAGACAGAACTAAAGCAGGATACTGGAGTTGCAACCTCCCAAGATATGCCCCTGCACTTGGTTTAGGAAATAAAATGAACACTTATTGGTAATGGATCCTTACATTGATAAAAATAATATAAGAACATTTACAGAAGACGTAGATCCAATGTCATTAATTTGGCATGAAGATCAAGAAGATAGAACAATAGAAGTTATAGAAAGTAATGGATGGAAGTTTCAATTTGATGAAGAAATTCCATTTGAACTTAAAGAAAATAGTAGTTTTGACATCCCTTGTGGATATTTACATCGCGTAATAAAAGGTAGTGGAAATTTAACAATAAAAATTATAAAAAAATGAATACTCAAGAGTTATTTGAACAAATCGAAGATTTATATGAAACATTTAAATCAGAACATGATGGTAAATCTAAAGCAGCACATGGTAGAGCTCGTAAAGCTTTAGGTGAAATTAAAAAATTAGTAACTGAATATCGCAAAGCCTCAGTAGCCGAAGATAAGAAGTAAAAAACATATAGGCTAGATTCATATCCTAGTCGATTATAAAAAAAAATTCGAGAGATGTGGCCTCATTAATTTGGGGCCACATCTTTTTGTTCGTATATTTACATAATTTCAATACAATAATGGAAAAAATAGTAATAATTGGAGCCGGTGTAGCAGGTGTAAATGCTGCAACTAAATTAGTTGATAATGGGTATGATGGGAGTCGTATTACTATTATTGATATGGGTAATGATCCCTACAATCGTAAACCTGAAGAAGTAATGACAGGTTTTATGGGTGCTGGGGGTTGGAGTGATGGTAAACTTACATATCACACTTCAATAGGTGGTCATTTGACTAAATATACGGGTGATGAAAAAGCAATGGAGTTAATGGATCAAGTGATTAACAATTTTAAGCGTTTTCACCCCAACCCAGAAGAAGTACAATGCTCAAACCCAGTAGCAGAACCAGATTTTATTAAACCCTATTTTGGGCTACGCTTATTTCCAGTATGGCACGTTGGTACAGATTATCTACACGAAATTGGTAAAAATTGGTACGATTACCTTTGTGGTAAAGGTGTTAAATTTGTATGGAATACTAAAGTAACAAAAGTTGACTTTGAAGGAGATTATGTTACTGCAGATCGTAGATACTTTTATGATAGATTAATTTTTGGAGTAGGAAAATCAGGTATTGACTTTGGTAAGCAACTAGCTGAACAATATGAATTACCCACCGAGCCGAAACCAGTACAAATTGGTGTGCGATTTGAAGCACCACAAAAACACTTTCAAAAACTTATTGATGTAAGTTATGATTTTAAATTATATCGTAAGTTTGAGGATGAGGGTGTATCACTCCGTTCATTTTGTACTAATAACAATGCGGCATATGTAGCACTTGAAGAAACATATGGTGATTATAGCTACAATGGTCATGCCAAAAAAGACGAAGCATATCGTAATGATATGACTAATTTTGGCATTTTGATGGAAGTTAAGGGTATTGATAAACCTTTTGAGTGGTCCCGTGAATTAGTTTCTAAAGTACAAAAAGTAGATATTGTACCTGGTGAAGGTGCTAATGGTAAAAGAGCACAAGGACGCTTTCAAAGCAAATACAAAGCAGGTTTATATTACTCACCCTGGAAGGAACCAGGATTAATTAATCGTTTAAAAACTAAAACATCTGAAGGTGACTGGGTAAAAGCTCATTATATTGATGATGAACAATTAAATAAAGTTCGCGAACATTTTAAAGGGTATTTTCAATATATTGAAGATTTTATTGAGGATATGAAAAAAGTATTTCCAACTTTAGGTGATGATTGGGGTATGTATATTCCTGAAGTTAAATATCTTTCACCGGAACCACTTGTAAGTTATCAAGATTTAAGTTTAACTACCTACCCTAATATCCAT